CAACAGCGGTGATTGGAACAGCGGTGATTGGAACAGCGGTGATTGGAACAGCGGTAATCGCAACAGCGGTGATTGGAACAGCGGTGATTGGAACAGCGGTGATTGGAACAAGACTTGCTTTTCAAATGGTTGTTTCAATACAGAATCACCAAAGATTTTCCTGTTCAACAAACCTTCTGATTGGACATATCAGGATTGGTTGAATTCAGATGCAAGATATATTCTGATGAATTGTCCTTCAAATGTTCTTTCCTGGATTTGGGAAGATGACATGACAGATGAAGAAAAAGAACAGCATCCTGAATATTTAGTGACAGGTGGATTCTTGAAGCACATTGAAAAAGAAACAGGAAGACAGATGTGGTGGGATGGTCTTTCAGATAGAAAGAAAGACATTGTGATGCAACTTCCAAACTTTGACAAGGACATCTTCAAGGAAATCACAGGAATCACTGTTGAAGGATAGGCGGTGATGTTAATGGAATTATTCAAACATCAGCAGGAAGCACTGAAACAGACCAAAGACCTGAATAAAGTTGCATATTACCTGGACATGGGTCTTGGAAAAACCTTTGTTGGTGCTGAAAAAGCAATGTCATTGAATAAAGACATTTTGATTGTGTGTCAGAAATCCAAGATTGCAGACTGGAAGGAACATTTCTTCAAATATTACATTGACAAGATGAAATATGATGAATCAGGTGCATGGTGCTATGATTTGACATCAAACACAGGAATGGACATGTTTCTTCATTCAAGATACAGAATCAGAATTGGTGTTATCAATTATGAACTGGCATGGAGAAGGGAAGCAGAACTTTTGAATCTGCATGATTTTACACTGATGCTTGATGAATCATCACTGATTCAGAATCAGGGTGCAAAGCAGTCAAAATTCATCCTGAAACTGAATCCTGACAATGTGATTCTTCTTTCAGGAACACCAACAGCAGGGAAATATGAAAACCTTTGGTCACAGATTCATTTGCTTGGATGGAAGATTTCAGAAGATGTTTACAACAGACAATATGTGAACTGGACAAAGATTGATATGGGTGGTTTTGTTCACAAAATTGTGGATAAAGAAAACCCATACAAGAATGTTGACAGACTGAAATCCAAGTTGCGTGAACATGGGGCGGTCTTCATGAAGACAGAAGAATGTTTTGACCTTCCTGAACAGACCTTCATCAAACAGTTTGTTCCTGCATCCAAAGAATACTGGAAATTCATGAAAGATTGCATCATCACCATTGATGACAAGGAACTGGTTGGTGACACCACACTGACAAAAAGACTTTATGCAAGACAGTTGTGTGGTCAATACAATGAATATAAATTGCAGGCATTCAGGGAACTGGTGGAAAGTACACAGGACAGATTGATTGTATTTTACAATTTCACTGCTGAATATCTTGCAATGGTTCAGATTGCAGAAGAACTTGGAAGACCACAGTCAATTGTGAATGGTCAACAGAAACAGCTTTTGAATTATGAACAATATGACAATTCAATCACCTTCATCCAGTATCAAGCAGGTGCAATGGGATTGAATCTTCAAAAAGCAAATAAAATCATATATTTCACACTGACTGACAAATCAGAACTATACGAACAGTCAAAGAAAAGGATTCACAGAATTGGTCAGGAACAGCCTTGTTTTTATTACATTTTAATGTGTAAGGGCAGTGTGGAAGAAGCAGTTTTGCAGACATTGGAAATGCGAAAAGACTTCACAGATGAATTATTCAATGAATATGAAAGGATGGAAAAATAAGATGGAAAACAACACAACACATGGAAGGAAGGTCATCAGGGGAAAGCAGCAGTCATATAAGATTGTGAAAAGAAGATTTCTGCTGTTCATCCTGGCGGTTCTTCTGATAGGTGCAATCATTGGTTTAGTGATTGCAGGAATTACTGCAAAAAACAAGCAAACAACTTCTGAAAAGAATGAATATATCATGCAGCAGGTCAACCACTATGGTGCATATGATGGAAGGGTTTTCACCAGTGAAATTTCAATGGACTGGTCAGGTGATGAATATGATTTCATCCCATTGAATTGCAAACTGGATGAAGCAACACAGCAGTTCACCTTTTATCTTTGCAAAGGATATGACATTGACTGGACACTGGTCATGGCATTGATGCAGAAGGAATCATCTTTCAGGTCAGATGTTATCAGTGCAACTGATGATTATGGACTGATGCAGATTAACAAATGCAATCACAAATGGCTGACTGACACAATTGGTGTGACTGACTACTTGGACAAGGAACAGAACATCAGAGCAGGTGTATTTGTTTTAAGGAAATTGTTTGAAGAATACACAGACCCAAACCTGGTATTGATGGCATACAACATGGGTGCTGATGGTGCTGAAACCCTTTGGAATAAAGGGATATACACAACACCTTATGTTGATGACATTCTTACATATCAGGCAGAATTCAACAAACAGATTGAAGAAAGGAATGGTGACCAGTAATGAAAAAATGTAAACAGGCACTGAATGACAACACATGTGACAAGGACTGTTGCTGTTATTATTGTGAAGACTTTGAAACATGTGAACATGCTTGCAGCAACTTTGATGGCAAGGAAGAACTTGAACAGCAGGGTTGTGAAGAACAGTTTGATGAAGAAACTGCATTGCAGGAATTCAACAAGGATTCAAATGCCCTTGCTATCATGCAGCAGATTTCAGCAATCAGCAAGCAGAAGAAGGAACTGGAAGACAAAGAAAAGGAAGTCAGGACAGCACTTGAAGCTGCAATGGGTCAGTTTGGAATCAAGTCATTTGAAAATGACATTTTGAAAGTCACATATGTTGCACCAACTACCAAGACAACCATTGATTCCAAGGCATTGAAGAAGGACAAGCCTGATGTTTATGAAAAATATGCAAAGACATCAAATGTCAAAGCATCTGTCAGAATCACAGTCAAGGACTGATGAACTGACCTGCAAGGATTGTGAAAAATGGAAATGGTGCATTGAAAGTTCCAGGGAATATCCTTGCATCAGTTTCAGAAGAAAGGCGGTGAAAGAGTGGCAGCAGAAAAGAACTTTGAAAACAAAATCAAAGGATTCCTGAAAGACCATGGATGTTGGTTCTTGAAATATTGGGGTGGTGCAGCATACACCAAATCAGGCATTCCTGACATCCTGGCATGTTGCAATGGAAAGTTCCTTGGAATTGAAGTCAAGGCAAAGAATGGAAAACCAAGTGAATTGCAGCTTTACAATCTGAAAAAGATTGATGAAGCAGGCGGTTTTGCAATCCTTCTTTATCCTGATGATTTTGAAACCTTCAAGACCATGATTGAACTGATTCAGAGTGGATGCACATGTGGTCAGTATTATAAAAAATTGAAAGGAAGGTGGTCAAATTGATTGTTTCACACAGCAAGGTGGAAACATTTGAATCCTGTCCATATCGTTATGATTTGAGATATAACCAGGGAATCAAAACAATTCCACCTGATAATGCAGACAATGCATTATTTCTTGGAACAGCACTTCACACTGGACTGGAAAAAGATGTTCAGACAGCAATTCATGAATATTTCATGTCATATCCAGTCATCAGTGATGCACAGGTCAATGAAGCAATGAAACTTGAAGTGATGATTCCAAAGGCAGCAGCAATGATTCCACCAGGTGAACATGAAGTGAAAATTGAAGATGATGATTTCATTGGATTCATTGACCTTCTTGCACCTGCAAAAACAGAACAGAAACTTGGTGGTGAACATCAGGTCATCCCAAATGTATATGATTTGTATGATTTCAAGTATTCAAACAATGTCAACAAATACAAAGATTCACCACAGCTTCATCTGTATAAATACTTTTTTGAAAAGAACAATCCAGGAAAAATCATCAGGAATCTGTATTTCCTGTTTGTTCCAAAGGTCAATATCAAACAGTCAAAGAAAGAAGACCTGTTCCAGTTCAGACAAAGATTGCAGGAAGAATTGGACAGGAAAGAACCACAACTGGTTCAAATAGAATATGACCCTGAAAAGGTCATCAGCTTCCTTCTTTCAACAAAGAACATGTTGGAAGCACAGGAATTCCCACAGAACACAAGTTGGTTATGCAACTTTTGTGAATACAAGGACTATTGTCAGAAAGGAATTGATTATATGAATTTACCAAGTAGTGAAAGAAGAAACATTTCAGAAACCAAGAAAAGAAAAATTTGGATTTATGGTGCTGCATTCAGTGGCAAGACAACCATGCTTGATGATGCACCAAATCCGTTGAACCTGAACACAGATGGAAACATCCAGTTTGTCACAATGCCTTATGTCAGCATCAAGGATGAAGTCACTGTCAATGGCAGAATGACCAACAGAAAGTTTGCATGGGAAGTATTCAAGGACACCCTTGCAGAACTTGAAAAGAAGCAGAATGACTTCAAGACCATCATCATTGACCTTCTTGAAGACACCAGGGAAATGTGCAGGGTTTACATGTATGACAATCTTGGAATTCAGCATGAATCTGATTCAGGCTTTGGAAAGGGTTGGGATATTATCAAGACAGAATATCTTTCCACAATGAGAAGATTTTTCAATCTTGATTATGAAAATCTTGTGGTTGTATCTCATGAAGATATTTCCAAGGACATCACCAAGAAGAATGGTCAGAACATCACAAGAATTGCACCGAACATCCAGGATGCTATTGCAAACAAGATTGCAGGCATGGTTGATATTGTTGCAAGGGTTGTGGTTGAAGATGATGACAGCAGAACACTGAACTTCAAGCAGAATGAAGTTATCTTTGGCGGTGGCAGATTAAAGGGAATCAGTCAGACAACCATTCCCCTTTCATGGGATGCACTGATGGATGTTTATGACCAGGCAAATCAGGCAGTAGGAACACCTTCACAGAAGTCCACAGAAGCCACACAGAAGCCTGGAAGAAGAAAGGTGAACAATTCCACACCTGATGCAGAAAATGTCCAGGACAAGGCACAGAGTGAACCACAGCAGGCATCTGAACCAGTGGAAGAACAGCAGGAAGCACCTGCAATGAATCCACCTGAAACAGAAGAAAATCAGGAACAGCAGGCAGAGCCTGAAAAACCAAAAACAAGAGTTAGAAAAAGAAGGGGTGAAAACTAATGGATGAATTATTGAAGATGCTGATTGAAGCAGCAGAGAAAGAAGGAAAGGTGCATGTTATCAAAAAGACTGTCAACAAGGATAACAGCATTGAAAAGGAAGCACAGGAACTGGCACATGCAAACAAGATTCTGTATGATGCCCACATCAAGGAAGGGTTCACAAGTGAAGAAGCACTTGCCCTGGTAGTAGCAACATTAAATTAAGAAAGGTTAAAAAGGTGAAAAATTATGGCACAGGACATGTTCAGCAGATGGGATAAGGAAATTGACACAGAAGGATTGCAGAAGGATGTTGCAGAAGCTGCTGCAAATGGTGGTGGTGGAAATTACAAGGAAGTTCCACATGGTAACTATGAAGTTGCAGTTCAGCAGATGGAACTGAAAGCATCCAAGAAGGGTGACCCTATGGTCAGCATTTGGTTCAAGATTGTTTCTGATGGTGAGTACAAGGGCAGCATGATTTTCTATAATCAGGTTATCACCCAGGGATTTCAGATTCACAACTGCAATGAAATGCTTCGCAAGATGGTTGAAGAAATGGGTGCAGACATGCCTGTTGTGGAATTTAAGACATATAAGCAGTATTCTGAATTACTTATGGACATCTATGAAGCAGTTGCAGACAACTTTGAATATGCTTTGAAGTACACTGCAAACAAGAAGAACAAGGATTTCAGTGACTTTGAAATCACAGAAGTATTTGTTCTTGAGTAATTGAAACAGGTTCTTCCCAAGGTGCAAATTTTTTTTGAACATTTTGTATCTTGGGAAGATACCAAATTGAAAGGAAGGTGAAGAAAATGCTGTTTTATGACTTTGAAGTCTTCAAATATGACTGGTTGGTTGTAGTGATTGATATGACAGAGAAAAAGCAGCATGTCATCATCAACAACAAGGAAGAACTTGATGAATTGTATCAGGCAAAGAAAAATGACATTTGGGTTGGTTTCAATTCAAATCATTATGACCAGTACATATTGAAAGGGATTCTATGTGGATTTGACCCAAAAAGAATAAATGACTTCATCATTGTCAAAGGCAATCCTGGATGGAAGTTTTCTTCACTGCTTCGCAACATTCCATTGAACAATTATGATGTGATGTTGAACCTGGACAAAGGATTGAAGTGGTTTGAAGGAAGCATGGGAAACAACATCAAAGAAACTGGTGTTCCATTTGACATTGACAGGAAACTGACAGAAGCAGAAATTGCTGAAACAGTGAAATATTGTGTGCATGATGTGGAACAGACCATTGAAGTATTCTTGCAGAGAAAAGAAGAATTCAATGGAAGGTTGGAACTGGTGAAACTTGCCTGCAAGGGCAAACCACTTGACCTGTCCTTGATTTCAAAGACCAAACCACAGTTGACAGCAATTGTCCTGGATGCACACCGACAGGGTGACAGGGGTGATGAATTTGACATTGACTTCCCTGACACAAACCAGGTGAAGAAATACAAGGATGTTTTGGACTGGTATTCAAACCCTGATAATAGATGTTATTACAGACACATTCCAGGCAAGAAGCAACCTGAAAAAAACCAGTATTCAGTGATGGTTGCAGGATGTCCACACACATTTGCATGGGGCGGTGTTCATGGGGCATTGGAACAATATAGTGGTGAAGGATATTATCTGATGATGGATGTTGCTTCCCTTTATCCTTCTTTGATGATTAGATACAACCTGCATTCAAGAAACATTGCAGACCCACAGAAATTTGTGGACATCTATCATGAAAGACTGGAACTGAAAAAGAAAAAAGACCCATTGCAGGCGGTTCTGAAAATCGTGTTGAATTCAACCTATGGTGTATTAAAGGACAAGAACAATGACTTGTATGACCCTTTGATGTCCAACAAGGTTTGTGTATATGGTCAGATTCTTCTGCTTGACTTGATTGAACACATTGAACCTTATGCACAACTGATTCAGTCCAACACAGATGGTATTTTGATAAAAATGCCTGATGGACAGGATGAAGAAGAATGGTTCAACCTGATTGATGATATTGCTTGGGAATGGGAACAAAGAACAGGTCTGACACTGGAATTTGATGAATACAGAAAAGTATTTCAGAAGGATGTGAACAATTACATCATTGTTGCACCTGATGGACATATCAAGTCAAAAGGTGCTTATGTGAAGAAGCTGTCAAATCTTGATTATGGTGATTTTCCTATTGTGAATCATGCATTGGTTGAATACATGGTCAAGAATGTTCCAGTGGAAAGATTCATTCATAATTGTGATGAACTGAAAGAATTTCAGATGGTCACAAAGATAACAAGTAAATATTCCACCATCTTGCATGGTGATGAACCGATAAAAGAAAAATGCATCAGGGTGTTTGCTTCCACCAGGGAAACAGATGCAGGTGTGAAGAAGGTGTCAATCAGAACAGGGAAGCCTGAAAAGATTGCATCCAGTCCTGAACACTGCTTCATGTTCAATGAAAACATGACTGATGTCAGATGTCCTGCATACCTGGACAAAGACTGGTATGTGGAACTTGCAAAGAAAAGACTGAAAGATTTTGGGGTGATGTGATGGATATACAAATCAAATATGACAATGGACAAATGAATATTCATATGGATGCATTCTTTCCAACATCCCAGGCACGATTGAAGAAGCTGTTGAAGATTGTTGACTTGGATTTTGAACATAGAAATGACATTGTTCAGACCATGCAGCAGTTCTTCCAGGATAAAGTGAAAGAACTGGAAGAAAGAAGAATCAGTTTAGGAAAGAAAGCAGTTGAATATAAACAGAAGGTTGCAGACACAGCTGCAATCATTGAATCCAGGAAACATCCAAATGGTGTTCCATTGACAAAGGATGAACTGGCAGACATGAAAGAACAGAACAAACACTTCAAAGCAGTATATGCAGGATGCATTTCTGATTTCAACAGATGCATCCGACAGAAGAATTTGTTCTTGAAACACTTGGAAATTTTAGAGCAAAGGAAGTGATGAAGGATGTTTTTCAAAGGTTATGTTGAAACCAAGGACAAAAAGTGCATTGAAAAATTCAAAAACAGAACAGACTTCAAGACTTATGAGCAAGTCAAGTCACTTCCTGAATTTGCAGGAATTTTGGATGAAGAAACAATCCTGGTTGACATTGATGATTTTGAACAGTCAGAAGTGTTGATGAATATTGTGGAAGACCTTCAATTGAATTGCAGGGTTTACGCAACAACCAGGGGAAAGCACTTTTTATTCAAGAATGCAGGTGTGGACAAATGCTTCACACATTGCAAACTGGCAATTGGTTTGACAGCAGACATCAAGGTTGGTGTGAAAAACAGCTATGAAATATTGAAATATGATGGAAAAGAAAGACAAATCATATATGACATATACCTGGAAGATGGTGAAGAATATCAGGAAATTCCAAAATGGATGAAACCAGTCAGGGGAAAGGCTGAATTCCTGGACATGGATGCAGGTGATGGAAGAAATCAGGCACTGTTCAATTACATCCTGACATTGCAGTCAGCAGACTTTGAAAAGGAAGAAGCAAGGGATTGTTTGCGAATGATAAACAAATATGTCCTGAAAGAACCACTTGCAGAAGATGAACTGGATGTCATCATGCGTGATGAAGCATTCAGCAAACCTATTTTCTACAAGAGAACAACCTTCCTGTTTGATAAGTTTGCAGTGTTCCTGAAAAATAATCATCACATTATCAGGGTGAACAGTCAGCTTCACATGTATAAAGATGGAATCTATGTTTCAGGTCAGGAAGAAATTGAAGCGGTAATGATTCAGCACATTCCACAGTTGAACAGAGCCAAAAGACAGGAAGTCATGGCATACCTGAATATTTTAATCAGGGATAACACAAAAACTGCACCTGCATGTGTGATTGCATTCAGAAATGGTCTTTACAATGTCTTGACTGACAGTTTTTCAGAATTCACACCTGATGTGGTCATTACAAACAAGATTCCATGGGATTTCAACAGACAGGCATCCAGTGAAGTGATTGACAACATGCTTGACAATGTGTCTTGTGGTGACCATGAAATCAGGTCATTGCTTGAAGAAATTGTTGGTGCTTGCATGTATAGGTCAAACACCCTTGCAGGCGGTAAAGCATTCATTCTGACAGGAACAGGAAGCAATGGAAAAAGTACATACTTGAAAACACTGTCAAATCTTATGTCAGAAAAGAATATATCAGCACTTGACCTGAAAAAATTGGGTGACCGATTCAGTACAGTCATGATGTTTGGAAAACTTGCAAACATTGGTGATGACATTTCAAATGAATTTGTGACTGACACATCACTGTTCAAGAAGGTTGTCACTGGTGAAACCATAGATGCAGAACAGAAGGGTCAACCAAAGTTTGACTTCAAACCATTCTGCAAGCTGCTGTTTTCAGCAAATAACATTCCAAGAATGGGAAAAGGTTCTGATTCACAGGCAATCATGAGAAGACTTGTTATTGTTCCATTCAATGCAAAGTTCAAATCTGATGACCCAAATTTCAGACCAGGAATTGAAGAAGACCTGAAAGGTCAGGAATCAATGGAATATCTGATTCAGCTTGGAATCCAGGGATTGAAAAGAGTTCTTGCAACAAAGAACTTCACAACATCAAACAAGATTAAGCAGGAACTGGAAGAATATGAAGAAAGAAACAATCCACTTCTGATGTTCGTGAAAGATTGTGAAGATGAAGAATATGACATTGAAAGTGAACCAACATCAGCAGTTTATGACAGATACAAGGAATTTTGTCTTGCTGAATCATTGCAGGCACTTTCAAAGATTGAGTTTTCAAGGCAGGTTGTAAAAACCTTTGGTTATAAAGTCATTGATAAAAAAATCAATGGTAAAAAATACAGATTATTTCAGAAGGTGGTGAATTAATACATGGAAGAACAAAAATTGCAGATTCTTGAACTGTTCGGTGGAATTGGTTCACCAAGGGTTGCTTTGAAGAATCTTGGTGTTCCAGTGAAATCAATTGATTATGTGGAAATTGATGAAAAGGCGGTCAGGTCATACAATGCAATGTTTGCTGATGAACTGGAATATAAAACACAGTCAGTGGTTGGATGGAATCTGAAACCTGACATCCTGATTCATGGAAGTCCTTGTCAGGATTTCAGCATTGCAGGACATCAAAAGGGTGCAGATGAAGGTTCAGAAACAAGGTCATCCCTTATGTGGGAAACAGTTCACATCATTGAACAGATGGGTGAATGGAAACCAAAGGTTGTGATTTGGGAAAATGTGAAGAATGTTCTTTCAAAGCATATGAAACATAATTTTGACAGGTATCTGTCATATATGCAGATGCTTGGATATACAAACAATTATGAAATCTTGAATGCAATGGATTTTGGATTGCCACAGGCAAGACAAAGGGTCTTTACAGTTTCAATTCTTGATGGTGAAGCATTTGACTTTGACCTGATGAAAAGAAAACCCATGGAAAACATTGACAATTATCTTGAAGATGAAGTTCCTGAATATTATGTTGTAACACAACCATCAATGTTGAACAGGATTGCAGAAGGTGATTCAGTATTCAATGGAAGGGTTGAAGTTATCAAAGACCATGCAATGACAATCACATGCAAACAAATGAGGTGTCCAAACAGCGGTGTTGTGGAACTGGAAGATGGTGATTTCAGATATTTGACAGAAAGGGAATGTTGGCGATTGCAAGGATATTCTGATGAAGATTTTGAAGCTGCACTTTCTGTTCATCCAGGAAGACCAAATTGTCTGAATGGTGCTTTATATAAACAGGCAGGGAATTCAATTCCAGTCAATATATTTGAAGCAATGTTTGAAGTCATGCTTCCAAAATTTTTTGACATAAATGTATCTTGAAAATAGACAGGAAGGAAGTGATGTATCTTGAAATGCTTGTTTTGCGGTGCAGAAGTTGAAATTGGCAAGCGGTGTGAATACTGCGGTTCAATGGCAGAATCTTCATATTATCCAAAAGAAAAGCCAAAGAAAAAATCCTGCATCATGCTGAACTGTTCTGATTTTGATGAATATGCAGTTGTAAAAGATGATTGCCTTTGGAATATCACAAAAAGATACTATGGAAAAACTTCAATACCTGTTTGTTGCAAGATTGCAGAAATCAATGGGATTGAAAATCCAAACCTGATATATCCAGGGCAAATAATAAAACTACCCAAAGGGAAGGTGATTCAGTGATAAAACCAACAATGATTCAGGATGACTTCATGGGTGACTTTTATCTTGGTTGTCCATCCTGCAAAGAAGCAATTCATTTTCCTTTGATAAGGAATCCAAATCATATCTATGACAAAAGACCAAAGCGGTGTTCAAAATGCGGTGAAGAATTTGACTGGTTAGATGAAATGAAAGGGGGAACACAGTGATGCATGATGAAGTGGATGATGCTGCACAGGTTGAATGGTGCAGGAAATGGTCAGAAAAGAAGATGCAGAAGAAAATCAAAAGGGTTCAACACTGGTGCAATTTCAAAATTTATCTGAAATATGCCTGGTATGAATTCAGGGCAGCAATAAAAGGAAGGTGAAATTGATGAAAAATCATAACATGTGGTTTGTATTTTCTCTTTTATCACTTGTACTGATTGCACCATTTGGTGCTATTAACTCATGGATTGCAATGCTTGCAATAATCATCAGCGGTGCATTTTTTGCTGTTTGGTACATCAAAGAAATGGAAAAACAAGAAAAGGAAGGTGAAGTGAAGATGTCAAATGTGATTCATCCTGGACATTATAACATCCCAGGAAGGAAAGAATGCATTGAAGAAATGCTTGATAAATTTGGTTATGGAAAGACAGAAGCATTTTGTGAACTGAATTCCTATAAATACCAGTACAGACATGAACAGAAGAATGGTCAAGAAGACCTGGACAAAGCATCCAACTATCAGAAAATGTTGCAGAAATACTTGGGAGAAGACCCAAGATTCAGAATTGCAGAACACTTTGGTCTTGCAGGTCAACAGAATCAGTTGATTGAAGAAATGGCAGAACTGACCCAGGCACTGACAAAATGGAACAGAAAGTGTGGACTTGGACAACCTGTTGCATCTGAATGGACAGTCAAAGCACTGGAAGAACACATCTTTGAAGAACTGGCAGATGTGAAACTGGTTCTTGACCAAGTGATTCATTTGATGGGATGTGAAGACCAGGTGCAACAGATTATGAAACAGAAGATTGACAGAACCTTTGAAAGGATAGGTGAACAGAATGCAGGCAATTAAAGCATATACACAGATTTACAATGATTTTGATGGTCAGAAAATGTTGGAAAAAATTGAACAGGTTGCAAGAACTTGTTACAAGTCAGAAGGGAAGATTCAGGAAGGGTCTGCTGCAAAGATGGTTGCATCCCTTATCAAGTCAGGACATGAAGCAATGCTTGAACATGCATCAGTCACAGTGAAGTTTGTTGTTGACAGGGGAATCAGTCATGAACTTGTCAGACACAGACTTGCATCCTTTGCACAGGAATCAACAAGATACTGCAATTATTCAAAGGATGACTTTGGTTCAGAAATCACATTCATCATTCCTGATTATTTGGAATACAAGTCAGAAGGTTGGAACATTTGGAAAGAATCCATGAAGCAGGCAGAAGATGCATATTTCAAGATGCTTGATTTTGGACTGTCACCACAGCAGGCAAGGGCGGTTCTTCCAAACAGCTTGAAGACAGAAGTGGTCATGACTGCAAACCTTCGTGAATGGAGACACTTTTTCAAACTTCGTGCCTTGGGAACAACTGGAAAGCCACACCCACAAATGCTTGAAGTTGCTGTTCCGCTTCTTGAAGACATGAAGAATCTGATTCCAGTGGTCTTTGATGATTTGGTGGTGTGATGATATGAACAGACAGCAAAGAAGAATGGCACAAAAGAAAGGTCTTCCAGTTGCACATGAACCAGTCTTCAACATGAAGCAGTCTGACATCAAGAAAATTAAACAGGAAGCAAGCGAAAAGGCAGTGAACACAGCAATGATTCTTCTGCTTGGGATTCCAGTGAAAGTCCTGAAAGAACAATATGGATGGGGCATGAAGAAAAGACTTCCTGAATTTTGTGAAGCAATGATTGATGTCTATACAGATTTTTCAAATGGTGATTTGACACTGGAACAGTTTGCAGACCTGATTTATCAGGAATGTGGGGTGAAATTTGTAAACAATGAATAAATACAACAGTGAAGGTTATCCTGACCCAACTGCGTATTATGGAACAAAAGAAATTGTCAGGGAAGAATCTGAACAGGAAAGAAGAATCAGACACTTGATGCACATTGTCAGGGAAGCTGCACACTTGGCAGGATTTGAAGTGGTTGGAAGAATTACCTTCAAGGACAAGAAAACAGGAAAGGAATTCAGATGAAATTAGGATATACAGTCAGCAAAGAAAAAGGTGGTCAGTGGTACTGTCATCAGGTTGGTTTTCTATATGTTCCAGTGTTTGGTTCATTTGGTGATAAGAAAAAAGCACTGCATGTTGCAGCAGAAATGTGTGGTCTTCCATACAAAGAATACATGCAGTTAAGACAGAAAGGTGGATGTGAAAGATGAAACCAGTTAAAACTGAAACAACAAATGCTGTTTATACACTGGAAGGTTGCAATGACCTTCCAGTCACAAAATATGAAAATGTTGATAACAAGGAAATGGGTGTTGAAAGCTGTTGGGAACTGGATGCAGAAGACCTGGAAAACATCAAGAACAATGGTGGAAGGGTTTATCTTTACATTCAGGGTGCAGTTGTTCCACCAGTGCTTCTGACAACTGAAAGCATGGTGTTCTTCAAGGAAGGGGATGGACAGAATGAATGATAAAATTGCACAGCAACAGTTTCTTGATTTTATGCAGATACATAAAAGACCCATCATCAATGTTGACACAATGGACTGGTTGATTGGTCAGGGATTCTTTGTGAAGCCTGCTGCAATCAAGCACCATGGCAACCACACAGGCGGTTTGTTTGAACATTCCATGATGGTTGCACAGGTTCTTGTGGAAATGACACAGAAGTTTGACATCCCTTGGACAAGACCTGAATCACCATATATTGTGGGAATGCTTCATGATGTGTGCAAACTGGATGACTACATAGATGAAAATGCATCTGATGTTGTGGTCATGGGAAGTGGTTCACCTATTAGCAAAGACCCAAAATGGACATACAATCCTGCACCTATGTTTGCAGGACATGGTGACAAGTCGGTGATGATGCTGTCACAAGTGATGACCCTGACAGAAGAAGAAATGTTGTGCATCAGGTTTCACATGGGTGCTTATGTCACAAGTGAATGGGATGCATTTGACAGGGCAATCAGAAAATATCAGTCAGTGCTTTTCACTCACACAGCAGACATGTATGCATCAAAAGTGAAAGATGTTTGATGTTGGTCAAAGTGCAGTTCAATATGATGTTGAACTTCTGAAAGCCTTGATTTTATTGAAATTTTTGTATGAGGTTCAATATGGTCAAGATATATTCAATTTAAGAATATATAAAGATAGAAATGATTAAAATTTAATGATTTTCTAAAAAAATATCTATAATAGAAAAACAGTATGAGATTTTGAACCGAAAGTTGAAAAACCAAGTAAAATCAAGGCTTTTTGACCAGTCCATGATATAGGTGAATGATGAACTGATAAAGGAAGAAGGTGTGAAGGTGACAGCAAAGGAATATTTGTTGCAGATAAAAGAACAAAAGCAGAATATCAGGAAGCAGGAAGAATATATTCAAAGATTAAGGGATTCATTGACCATTGCAGGAATCAGTTATGACAAGGAAAGAATTCAAAGTTCCCCTGACCCTGATAAATTTGCAAAGATATTCGGTCAGATTGATGAAGAAGAACAAAGGCTTGAAGACATGAAGACCAGGTTTGTGAATACAAGGGTGAAGATTATCAATCAGATTCATCAGCTTGCAGAAGAAAAGCATCAGAATGTTTTGTATCTTGTGTATGTTGATGATAAGACCCTGAAAAAAGCATCCCAGGAAATGTGTTTTTCATATGAGTATGTGAAAGAACTTCATGGTGCTGCATTGCAGGCTTTTGACCTGATGTTCCCACCACAGTCTGCTTGAATCCCACCAGTCATGTTATATATAATATAACATGAAATGTTAGGTCAATAAGACATCCTTTGAAGAAAGGGGTGTCTTATTTTTATGTGATGAAAGGAAGGAGTGAACCTTTGAATGGCAAAAGGAAAATATCAAGAATGGTTGACAGAAGAAGGTTTGCTTCAACTGGAAGCCTGGGCAAGGGATGGTCTTACTGATGAACAAATTGCTGCAAATATGGGAATTGGTTATTCTACATTGCAGACATGGAAATCAAAGTATCAAGACATTCAAGAGACCCTAAAAAAGGGAAAAGCAGTTGTTGACATTCAAGTTGAAAATGCCTTGCTAAAAAGAGCATTGGGTTATTCATACAAAGAAGTGACCAGGGAAAAGATTTTCAATCCTGAAACTGGTCAATATGAACTGATGCCAACAAAGGAAGTCACAAAAGAAGTTGTTCCTGATACCACAGCACAAATCTTTTGGTTGAAGAATAGAAGACCTGATATGTGGAGAGATAAAAAGGATGTATCTGTTGAAGGTTCATTGAATACTGCTTCATCCCTGACAGATGATGAACTGGATGAAAAAATTGCAAAATTAAAAGCAAAATTAGGAATTGCAGATGAATAATAAAGAAGAATATGCTGCATTGTTGAAAGAATTGCTTGAACATGAAAATGAAAAGAAAATCAGGGATGCAAGAAAGGATTTCTTTCAATATTGCAAAGTGAAAGCACCTGATTTCTACAAAGAAGACAGAACATTCTTGCATGAATTTTGTGATAAACTTCAACATTTTATTGAACCTGAATGTAAAAAAGAAGTTTTGGTTGTAAATATGCCACCAAGACATGGAAAATCAAGAACCATTGGAAACTTTGTTGAATGGGTTCTTGGTAATGATAGAACACAAAAAATCATGACTGGTTCATACAATGAAACTTTATCAACCACATTTTCAAAAGGTGTTAGAAATACCATTCAGGAAATAAAAGCTGATGAAAACAAGATTGTTTTTTCAGACATCTTTCCAGGTGTTAAAATCAAACATGGTGATGGTGCAATGAATATGTGGTCACTGGTTGGTGGTTATAATAATTATTTAGCAACTTCACCAACAGGAACTGCAACTGGTTTTGGTGCAACAATTATGATTATTGATGACCTTATAAAATCATCACTGGAAGCAAACAATGCAGATACACTTGAAAAGCATTGGGAATGGTTTACAAACACAATGCTGTCAAGACTTGAAGAAGGTGGAAAAATCATCATTGTCATGACCAGGTGGCACAGTTTAGACCTTGCAGGAAGAATCATTGAACAATATGGTGATAAAGTCGAACTTGTTCAATATAAAGCGGTCAAAGAAGATGGCTCAATGCTTTGTTCTGAAATTCTTTCAAGGGAATCCTATGAAAGTAAAATTCAAGCAATGGGAATTGAAATTGCAGAAGCCAACTATATGCAGAATCCTATTGATATAAAAGGAAGATTGTATCAGTCATTCAAGACATATACAGAACTTCCAAAAGATGCAGCAGGAAAACCTGTTTATTCTGCTGTTAAGAATTACACAGATACTGCTGACACAGGTGATGACTACTTGTGCAGTATTGATTATGTGGAATACAATCATGAAGCCTATGTCATCAATGTTATTTACACAAAGGATGGCATGGAAATCACAGAACCTGCTGTTGCAAAAATGCTTTATGAAGACCAGGTAAATGATGCTGATATAGAATCAAATAATGGTGGAAGGGGATTTGCAAGAAATGTGGAATCAATCTTGCGGAACACCTACCATTCAAATAGAACTATCATCAATCCATTCTTCCAGTCTAAAAACAAAATATCAAGAATATTGTCCAACAGCACATGGGTTATGAATCATATTTATTTCCCTGTCAACTGGATGGATAGATTTCCTGAATATTACAAAGCAATGTCCAGGTATCAGAAAGAAGGGAAGAATGCACATGATGATGCACCTGATGCAACAACTGGAATTGCTGAAAAGATAAACAAAGGACAAACATTCAGTTTTGATTAAAAATATACCCCTGCAAAGGGGTCTTTTTTGCGTGTTAGAAAAGGGAAGGTGAAAAACAATGACAGTTGATGTTTTAGGAACAAAATACACAATTACAGAATCAAATAAGGTGAAAGATGACAACCTGAACAGCGGTGATGGATATTGTGACCATTCCACAAAGCAGATTGTCATTGACACCTTCCAGGATTCCCCTGGTTCACTTGCTGATTTGAAAACATATAGACAGCAGGTCATCAGACATGAACTGGTTCATGCATTTCTGTTTGAATCAGGACTTGGTGCTGATAGTTGGGGCATAAATGAAGAAATTGTGGACTGGATTGCATACCAGTTCCCAAAGATGGCAGAAGCCTTTGGAAAGGTGGATGCACTATGATACATAGAAAGGTGGTGAAGAATGATGTTCAATTTTGCTGAATCCTTCAAAGCAAAACTTGAAAGACTGGTCAATATCAATGCTGCATCCAAGTTGACAGATGAACAGTTCATTGTGAAGGAAATCAACAGATTCAAGCAATCACAGAGAAGAAAAGAAATGCTTGATGGTGAAAGATACTTTGATGGATGTCATGACATTCTGTCCAGGGAAAGGACAGTCATTGGAAAAGATGGTAAACTGGAAACAGTCAAGAATCTTCCAAACAACAGAATTGTTGATAATCAGTATAAAAAGATGGTCATTCAGAAATCCAACTATCTGTTGGGTCAACCTTTCACCATCCAGTGTGACAATGATGCTTATGTGAAGATTCTGAAACAGTTTCTGAATAAAAAGTTCATGCGAACTTTGAAAGCAGTTGGTGAAGATTCCCTGAATTGTGGAATTGCTTGGTTATTCCCTATGTATGATGACCAGGGCAAGTTCATTTTCAAGCGGTTCAGACCTTGGGAAATCATCCCAGGATGGAAGGATGCAGAACACACTGAACTGGAATATTTCATCAGAATCTATGAAGTGACTGGATATGTTGGAAATACAGAAAAGGTCATTGAAAAAGTTGAAGTCTATGATGAATCAGGTGTTTCATATTTTGAATTGACTGATGGTGGGCAGCTTATTCCTGATGGGGAACAGCATGTTCCATATTTCAGCATTGAAGACCAGGGATTCAACTGGACAAAGATTCCATTGATTCCTTTCAAGTACAACAACAAGGAAATCCCATTGATTAAGATGGTGAAGTCCTTGCAGGATGGTCTGAATCTGATTGAATCCAACTTTCAGAATCAGATGGAAGAAGACACAAGGAACACAATCTTGGTTCTTGTGAACTATGATGGTGAAAATCTTGGTGAATTCAGAAAGAATCTTGCAACCTATGGTGCAGTGAAGGTCAGAACAGTTGATGGTGCAGGTGGTGATGTCAGAACACTTCAAGTTGAAGTTAATTCTGATAATTACAAAGCAATTATTGAACTGTTCAAAAAGGCAATCATTGAAAATGCTATGGGTTATGATGCCAAGGATGACAGGATGTCAGGAAATCCAAATCAGATGAACATTCAATCAATGTATTCTGACATTGACCTGGATGCAAATGGAATGGAAACTGAATATCAGGCATCTTTTGAAGAACTGTTGTGGTTCATCAATTGTCATCTGTTCAATGTCGGTATGGGTGACTATGAACAGGAAGATGTGGAAATCATATTCAACAGGGATATGATGCTGAATGAAGGTGAAGTCATTGACAACATCAGCAAGTCTGTTGGAATCATCAGTGATGAAACCCTTGTTGCACAGCATCCATGGGTTGATGATGTTCAGGCAGAACTTGACAGACTGGAAGAACAGAAAAAGAAGAACATGGAAGAATATGGACTTGGATTCAATCCTGGTCAGAATGTTCCACCTGATGACCCAGGCGGTGATGGGGAAGGTGCAGGTGATGAATAATGGCAAAGAAATCATCTGCATACTGGCAGAAACGATTTTCAGCACTTGAAAACGCACAAAACCAGTATGGACAGAACACCTTCCATCAGATTGAACCTGCTTTTGATAAAGCAGAAAGGCAGATTCAGGCACAGATTGAAGCCTGGTATGCAAGATATGCTTCCAACAATGGAATCACACTGGCAGAAGCAAGAAAACAGTTGTCTGCTGTTGAACTGAAAGAATTGCAATGGGATGTCCAGGAATACATCAAGTATGGACAGGAAAATGCAATGAATCAGCAGTGGATGAAGGAACTTGAAAATGCATCAGCAAGATTCCACATCAGCAGACTGGAAGCCTTAAAACTTCGGACACAGCAATCATTGGAAGTTGCTTTTGGCAATGAACTTGATTCCCTGGATGGTATGGTCAAAAGACTTTATCAGTCAGGATATTATCACACATGTTTTGAAGTGCAGAAGGGTTTCAATATTGGTTGGGAAATCGGTCAGATTGATGAAAGGAAGCTGCAAAAGGTCATCAGTAAACCTTGGGCGGCAGATGGAAAGACCTTTTCAGACAGGGTGTGGCAATCAAAGACTACAATGGTCAATGAACTGCATCAGCAGATGACAAGGACAATCATTCAGGGAAAAGCACCTGATGAAGCAATCAAGTCCATGACCAAATATCTGCAAAACAAGACCAAGAATGCAAAATACAATGCAGGAAGACTTGTGATGACTGAACAGGCATTCATCAGTTCTGCTGCACAAAAGGATGCATTCAATGACCTGGATGTTGAAGAATTTGAGATTGTCGCAACACTGGACAGTCACACTTCTGATATATGCAGGGAAATGGATGGAAAGCACTTCCCTATGAAGGATTTTCAACCAGGTGTCACTGCACCACCTTTTCATGTATGGTGTAGGTCAACAACTGTTCCATACTTTGATGATGAATGGGGCAGAAGCGGTGAAAGGGCAGCAAGGGGTGAAGATGGTAAAACATATTATGTTCCTGCTGATATGACCTATCCTGAATGGGAAAAGGCAATGGTTGATGGTCAGACAGATGATTTGAAACCTGCTGTTCCTGATGGTACAATGAAGGTGGAAGAAGTTCACTGGTCTGATATGACACAAGGTGACACCTTCCAAAACAAAAAAGAAGCATTCAAGCATTTTGAAGATGCAGGAATTCACATTTCAGATTCCAAAAAATATCCTATGGATGCAGAAATTTCAAAAGGCATGGCAACATGGCACAGCAAGTTCACAAAGAATTTTGCTGATTTTGATGCAGCAATCAAGTCAAAGTTACCTTATATCAAGAATGTTGCACCATCTTCCCTTCCTGGAAACAGACTTGGTGATTTCACATATTATACTGGAAGCGGAAAAGTTGTTGGAATTCGTTTGAATTCAGGCTTGCATTCAACACTTGACTATGCATCAAAGGTTGCTGAAAAGTCATTTGAATCACATTGGCACAGTGGAAAGAATCCGCTGCATACAATCATTCATGAATATGGACATTATGTGTCACATTCAATGTCTATGCTGACCAAAAGTTCATTTGAACATGACATCATTCAGGAAGCATTGCAGGAATATAAAAAACTGCATCCTGAATATGAGTATGAAACCTATATTGGACTGAAAGATGCATTATCAAGATATGGTTCAACAAAAGAAGCCGAATGTTTTGCAGAAGCATTTGCAGAATATTTTGGTGAAGAAGAACCAAGGGAATTTGCAACCATATTTGGACATTTGCTTGAACAAAAAATGAAAGGGGTGAAGAAACCATGATGCAGGATGAAACAGATTTATTTGAAAGTGAATATGTTTACATTGGAAAAGATGAAAAATATCACATCAAGGATGAAGCACCTGATGAATTGAAGCAAAGATTCAATGATTTCTTCAATTCACTGGAAACAGAAGAAGATGGACTTGTCAGTCAGGCATAGTTCAAAGAAAGCACCTGAAAGGGTGCTTTTTTAATGCGTTAAAATATCAGACCTATTGAAAAATCTATGAAGAAGAAAATGTGCAGAGGTGACACAGAAGTAACTTCCTTTCAATGGGTCTGATTTTTATTGACCTGGTGGAAGTCGAAAAAAGACACATTCAACAACAAATCTGATGCTGAAAGAACAGCGAAAACAAACTGAAAGGATGGTTTTGAACATGAAAAGAAAGTTTTTGGAAGACATGGGTTTAGAGAAGGAACAGGTTGACAAGATTCTTGATGAAAACAGTCAGGATATTGGAAAGGCAAAGGGTGATTCTGAAAAGATTCAGAAAGACCTGGATGCAGCAAATGCAGAAGTTGAATCCTTAAAGGGTCAGATTTCTGATAGAGATAAACAGCTTGAAACTTTGAAGAATTCCACAGGTGATGTTGAAGGAATGAAGCAGGAAATTGCAAAATTGCAGGCTGATAACAAGGCAAAGGATGATGCACATGCTGCTGAAATTAAGCAGCTTAAAATTGATGCTGCAATAGATTCTGCACTGACTGGTGCAAAGGCAAAGAATAACACTGCTGTCAAGGCACTTCTGAAAGACCTGGACAAGGCTGAACTTGCTGATGATGGCACAATTAAGGGTCTTGCAGAACAGATTGAAGCATTGCAGAAGTCTGATGCTTACTTATTCGACACCACAACCAAAAAGAAAACCCAGGTGAAGGGTGCAAAACCTGGTGAATCAGGAAATGATGATGGTGACCATGAGGTTGACACATCCAAAATGACCTATTCAGAACTTGCTGCTTATATGGCAGAACACCCTGATGCAGAAATTTAATCAATTTTAAGAAAGGAAAAGGTGAATTAAAATGGCAAAATTTGATTCCAAGAGTTTCAATCCACAGGCATTTGGAAAGTATGTGGATAGAATCCCAAATGTAACTAAAAACGAGCTTGCAAAGAGCGGTGCAGTCGGTACAAATCAGAATGCACATGATGCCCTTGCAAATCAGACTGGTTCTCTTTATGCAAGAGTTCCTTACTTTGGCAGAATTGATGGTTCTACCAGTCAGAACAATGATGGTGGAACTGATATTGCAAGCACAAGCACAACCACTTATGAGCAGGGTTTTGTTGTTGCAAGCAGAATGGATGGATGGACTGAAAAGTCTTTCAGCAAGAACATCACAGCAGGTGTTGACTTCATGGATAATGTTGCAGCACAGATTGCTGATTACAAGATGGATGTCAGACAGGCAATGCTGCTTGCAATCTTAAAGGGTGTATTCAGCATGTCCACAACTGGTTCAACTGTTGCTGCAAAGGCTGCAAAGGAATTCCTTGACAAGCATGTTTACAACATCACTGCAAATGCAGGTGATGATGCACTTGTTGGTGCTGCAACTCTTAACAAGGCAATTCAGAAGGCAGGCGGTGACAACAAGAACATCTTCAAACTTGTTATCATGCACAGTGAGGTTGCAACAAACCTTGAAAACATGAAGCTGTTAAAGTATATGACTTATACTGATGCAGATGGTATTGAGAGAGAACTTGCACTTGCAACCTGGAATGGCAGAACTGTCCTTGTTGATGATAACATGCCGACAGAAGATGTTGCAAAGGCAGGTGATGTGGAAGCATACACTGCTTACACAACTTATGTCCTTGGTGAAGGTGCAATCATCCTTGATGACATTGGTGATGCAGTTCCTTATGAAATGAGCCGTGACCCTAAGACAAATGGTGGTCAGGACACACTTTATGTGCGTGACAGATATATTTGTGGTGTTGATGGTATTTCCTTTGAGAAGCCTGCAACAATCACTGCATCTGCATCCAACACAGACCTTGAAACTGGTGCAAACTGGAACATCATCAATGATGGCACAAAGGCAATTCCACACAAGGCAATTGCTATTGCAAAGATTGTTTCCAAGGGTTAATTGATGAAAGAAGGGTGATGATATGGCACTGACAGATGAAACAAAGCAGTCCATCATCACAGCATTGGACACTTCCAGTCTTGATGAATCCTTCATTGAAGCGGTTCTGAAAAGACTGGATTCCTTTGGTTATGAAATCAAAGAATCTGATGCTTGGATGATTGGTTTTGCAATGCAGAAGGTGGAAAACACCATCAAGAATGAGTGCAATATATCTGAAATCCCTGACGGACTTTTTCACACAGCGGTGGACATGTCTTGTGGTGAATTCCTGTTTGCTAAAAAGCAGACTGGACAGTTGGAAATTGGTGACCTTGATTTGACTGGTGCTATTTCAAGCATCAAGGAAGGTGACACCCAGGTGAACTTCAATGGTGATGAAAGTGATTCTGACAAGGTTGACATCTTGCTGAATTATCTTCTGAACAGTGGGAAGGGGGAATTGGTGTGTTATCGAAAAATCAGGTGGTAAAGGCAAGGAAAGCAATTGAATCCATGTATGATGGTACTTGCACAATTACTGAATATCAGGAATACACCAAGGAAAACAAATCCACAGGACATCATGAAGTGGTGGTTTTGGAAGGACAACCTTGCAGATTGTCTTTTTCCAGTTTCCCAAATACAAATCAGACAGACACTGCTGCACAATTGGTTCAGACAATCAAGATTTTCCTTGCACCTGAAATCAGGGTGCAGGCAGGTTCAAAGCTGACTGTCACACAGAATAGTGTGACAACTGAATACAAGTCCAGTGGTGAACCTGCATTGTATCAAACACATCAGGAAATTATGCTTGAACTGTTTAAGGGGTGGGCATAAATGGCAAGAAGCGGAACATTCAACTTCCAGGATTTTGACAGAATCAAGAACAACCTGGAAAAACTGAACCAGGAACAGGTGGACTTGTTCATTGATGCTTGTGCAAAAGAACTTGCAGCAAGACTTCTTGCAAAAGTCATCAAAAGGACACCTGTTGGTGATTATCCAAACAGTTCAGGGAAAAAAGGTGGCACACTTCGCAGGGGTTGGACTGGTGGAAAGAATTCAAGTGCTGTTGCTTATGCTGATTCATTGAGCATTCACCATTTTGGTGATGCTTATGTGATTGAAATTATCAATCCAGTGGAATATGCATCTTATGTTGAATTTGGACATAGGACTGCAAATCACAAAGGTTGGGTCAATGGTCGGTTTATGTTGACAATATCTGAACAGGAAATTCAACAGGCTGCACCTGCAATCATAGAAAAAAAGCTGATGAAGCAGATGGGGGAATTGTTCACATGATAAATAAAATTATTGATGGAATCAGCATTTCCCTGAATGCTGAATTCGGTGATGATTACAAGATTTATACAGAATCCATTGAACAAGGCTTGAAAGAGCCTTGCTTTTCTATTGTTTGTGTGAATCCAACAAATGAATTGTTCAGGGGCAAGAAATATTTCAGGAAGAATCTTTTCTGCATCCAGTATTTCCCTAAAGGGGAAGACAAGCGGTCAGAATGCATGGATGTCCTGGAAAGAATGTTTGATTGCTTGGAAGTCATCAAAGTTGGTGAAGACCTGCAAAGGGGAACATCAATGCATGGTGAAGTGGTTGACCAGGTTCTGAACTTCTTTGTCAACTATGACATGTTTGTCTATAAGGTTGAAAGCACTGATGCAATGGAAACTATGGATTTGACATCAAATGTGGAAGGGTGAAGACATGGCAAAAAGAAATGAAGCATCTGTTTTGAAATTCAGCAAGGAACAGATTGTTGCTTCCAAAAAATACAGTCCTTACAAGGACTTTTTCAATGGTAACTTGAAAACTGGTCAGATGTATTCAGAAGCTGAACTGAATGCACTGATTACAAAGAATTTTAAGAAAGGAACAGGTGAATAAAAATGGCACTTGGTGGTGGTACTTTTTTAACACAGAACAAGGTTCTTCCTGGTGCATATATCAATTTCATTTCTGTTGCAACTGCATCCACTAACATGAGTGATAGAGGATATGCAGCAATGGGTCTTGAACTTGATTGGGGTCAGGAAGGAAAGATTTTTGAAGTCACAAATGGTGATTTTCAGAAGAACAGCATGAAGATTTTTGGTCATTCCTATGGTGATGACTGCATGAAGGGTCTTCGTGACCTGTTCAAGAACATTCAGACTTTATATGCATATCGTCTGAATGGCGGTGGTGCAAAGGCAGAAAATACTTTTGCAACTGCACTTTATGGTGGAACAAGGGGAAATGACATCAAGATTGCTGTTCAGGCAAATGTTGATGACAACCAGTTATTTGATGTTCAGACATGGCTTGATGGTGTTCTGATGGACACACAGACAGTCAAGAAAGCATCTGAACTTGTTGCAAATAATTATGTCACATTCAAGACATCTGCTTCCCTTGCGGTAACAGCTGCAACAGCACTTGCAGGTGGTACAGATGGAACTGCAAACACAGCAGCACATCAGGCATTCCTGGACAAGATTGAATCTTATCCTTCCATCAATGCAATTGGTTATGTTGGAACAGACACTGCAACAAAAGGACTTTATGCTGCATTTGCTAAAAGAATGCGTGATGAAGTTGGTGTCAAGTTCCAGGCGGTTGTATATGGTCAGGCTGCTGATTATGAAGGTGTTATCAATGTCAAGAACAAGGTTCTTGATGATGCAAATGAAGCATCCCTTGTTTATTGGGTGACTGGTGTTGCAGCAGGAACTGCTGTCAATGCATCTGCAACAAATAAGATTTATGATGGTGAATTTGACATCAATGTTGATTATACACAGTCACAGCTTGAAGCAGCAATCAAAGCAGGTGAATTCACACTTCATCAGGTTGGTTCTGATGTGCGTGTTCTTACTGACATCAATTCCCTTGTCACTACAACTGCAAACAAGGGTGATGTGTTCAAGGACAATCAGACCATCAGAGTTTGTGACCAAATTGCAACAGACATTGCAAATCTTTTTGTGACCAAATACCTTGGTGTTGTTCCAAATGATGCAAGTGGTAGAACTTCCCTTTGGGCAGATATTGTGAAGCATCATGAGAACATGCAGAGCATCAGAGCAATTGAGAACTTCACAGATGAAGATGTGACTGTTGACCAGGGTGAAACAAAGAAGTCTGTTGTGGTTACTGACAACATCACTGTTGTGAACACTATGGAAAAACTGTATATGACAGTTTATGTGGCATAAGGAAGGGGTGAATCAGAATGTCAAACATTACCATGAAAGCAAAGGATTCTTTGTCTGCAAAGTTAGCTGAATGTTATGTGACAATCAGTGGCAGAAGATACAATTTCATGCAGGCAATCAACTTTGAAGCAAACTTTGAAAGAACCAAGACTGAAATCCCTATTCTTGGAAAGACTGGAATGGGTAACAAGTCAACTGGTTGGAAGGGAACTGGTTCTGCAACATTCCATTACAACACCAGTATTTTCAGGGAAATGATGCAGAGATACAAAGACACAGGTGAAGATGTGTACTTTGAAATTCAGGTCACAAATGAAGACCCAACATCTGATGCAGGAAGACAGACAGTTGTCTTCATGGACTGCAACATTGATGGTGGTATTCTTGCCAAATTTGATGCAGATGGTGAGTATCTTGATGAAGATATGGATTTCACATTTGAGGACTTCAAGATGCCTGAAAAGTTCAACCTGCTTGCAGGAATGTAATTTCAAACAAAATCCAAAGATGCAGTCAGATTTTTCTGACTGCATTTTTCTTGGTATCTAAAACAATATTGAAAGGATGGGTGAAAATACCATGTCAAATTTAAGTTTATTTTTAAAGAAAAACAAAAAGGTGAAGGAAAATGTGAAGTTTCCTGCAACAAAGTCACTTTGTGATGAAAAGGGAAACTGTCTCTTATACACATCTCCGAGCCCACGAGACCGATCAGTATCTC